CCTGGACGGATAACTGGTTTTACTTCTTTTGATCCTTGTACTTCACTAAAATTAAATGTTGTTGCGCTCATATGTTTGTCGTATTAAGTTTGTTTTGGTTAAGGGAATATGTTTGTAATTTATAATATTATATAGTTTACTAATCAACATAAACTTTATTCCAAAAAGTATCTAATCCACCATCTTTATTAGGAGTAGCAATTATAACTTCTTGATTTTTTAAATGATTTGGTCTAGCACCACAAGTAACTAAATCTGAGGTATTAAACGAAAGTACTGTATTACTATGTGAATCTCTATATAAGAAGCCTATAGCATCTGCTGTAGCACATAATAAGCTTTTCAACTTACCTGTTAAATCTATATCAGCTGCCATCACTTCTTTACCTTTAATTTCAATAGATTTATCTTTCAAATGACCTAAGAATATAATATTAGGAGCAAGTGTTTTAATATAATCTACTACACTAAAGAAAGCCTCACGTAACCAGAAATATCCAGCTCCGTTAGGTAATTTTAAAATATTATCATCCTGAAAATTTTTCCCAATAGGAGTCTTTTTATAGTTTGATAATGCTAAAGATAAGCACATATCTTCCATTGCTGTAACTGTATCTACAGCAATATACTTATAAGGCTTACCTTGTCTTTTAATTTCTTCACCATACTCTCTAAGATCAGAAAGATTATTAATAGGAACTTTTAAAGCATCCACATAATCACTACCTTTCTCAAAATCTAGTAGTAAACAATTATCTAATTGTGAAATTAGACTTGTCTTACCTGCTTTAGGTTTAGAATAAATCACCAATGTTCCAGGTGATACTCTACTAGGAGGAATCCTAGTAGTTGGTAAAATAACTTTACTCTTTTCTGCCGCTTCTGTACTCATCTAGTTATTTTATTTTATTATAATACTCTTTACTATAACACCATTTAAATCCATTTACAGTTTTAGTGATACCTTTACAACATCTACTAATATTAGATTTTATAATTTTCAAATCTCTACCAGCATTAGAAATAGAATCCCATTCTTTTATAAATTTATCATTAAAATCTAATTGAATAACTGGGATTCTACGGTTTTTAATATAATTTTCTATATGTGATTTAGATTTTTTCTTTCCTTTTAAAGCATTACTAATATTTTTACATCTTTCTTTTGAGTACTTTTTACCTTTATTACAATTACCTATTATAATTTTTGTACTCTCAAGATGTCTAAAACCATTTGAATTTGTTCCAGAAGTTAAGTTATAACCAAATTTTCTATTAGTAGTGTTTAGTATATTTATCCAGTAAGTTTCAAAGCTACTTAAATGTTCTTCTTCATAATTATCTAATATTTCAAAGATAAAGTTATCTTTTGTATATTTATTATAACTATATTGTAAATATTTATTAGGGTGTTTATTGTTTTTTAACTTCCATTTATGATCATAAATTCTACTTTTCAAATTAGTAGATTTACCTACATAAATTTTACCATTTACTAAATTTGTTATTGTATATATTCCAGTATTCATACTATACAATATAACAATTTTTTAATAAAAAGCAAATTTTTAACATTAAATTAACAATTTTTTATAGTAATCTTCAGTTATTTCACTAGATTTAGGTAGCTCTTCAAAGTAATTAACTGCACCATTAAAATAAAGTTGCGTGGACACCGCATGACCTCTTCGATTTAATATTACAGATAACTCTCTATGATTATCTCTAAATCTAGTTATATCATAACCATTGTAATTTTTTATATGATACCTACTTGGTGCAAATAAACCAAGCATCATATCACAATCTCTACCTGATAATTTACAATCACCTAAACCATTAGCTGAAGGTTGTAATTTATCAAGTTTCATATTTTCTACTGATTCTTGAGCTGCTGCTTGTTGTTGTACACCTACAATAATATATTTCCACCTATCACGCATCTTTAAACAATAATCATTACTAAAACTAGCAATAGTATCTTGTAAAGATTTTCCGTTCTCTGTAGTTAATATATTAAAGTTATCTACAATTACAATAACATACTCATCATCATTTAAAGGTTCATATCTATCTATTGATAACATTGATTCCTTATGATTAGATTTTATCATATTCATAGGTATTTCCACATTTTCCCTAGTAAAATATTTACCCTTTTTTTCAGCATAATCTCTCATATAATTATAGATACCAAAAGGGTTTCTAATATTATCTATAAAAGTAACAGTTTCTTCAAAATACTGAAAGTATTCTTTATAACTCTTAATTATATCTAATTTAGAATCTTCTAATATGTAATCATTAAATAAAGATTCCATTTGCTGAGTAGATAATGTAATTCCTTTATCTATATACAGTTTATGTGCTATAGCTTCCTTCATCTTATCTTCTTTAGATATTTCTAGAGTAAAATAAAATATTTTAGGTTTAATATTGGTTTTTCTAGAAAGAGCAAAATCTATAGTATTAAATAAATAAATATAGTCTGTAATTTTAGTTTTACCAATTTTACTATTAGCTGTTACAATTATGTATCTACCTTTCTGAGTACCTGGAACATACTTAGAAAATCTTTCAAAAGGGAAAGGAATTACAATATCCTTTCCCTGTTCTCTTAATAGTTTATTCTTCTCTAACTCCTCACTTACAACTCTCTCAAATAAACTCATCAAAAATAAATTAAATTATACTTTTATAGTAAAAGTATCTTCATTAGGACCATATGTTTCCTGATTGTTATTAACACCTTCCACATAAGCTTCACAACAACCACTTAACATACTTATACCATCTTTTTGTATAAAATTAGGTGCTAATTTCATCATAGAATAATTATTTACCTTCATTTGTTCTACATATATTTTAGTTGATTCTAAAATAATATCTTTAGTAAACTCAGGATTTTCTTTAATAAATTTAGACATCTTATTATCGCAATCTTTTATACTGGTTCTAACATAATATCCTCCAGATTTTATACCTTTAGGAAATAAGTTATACCAATCTTCTATCCAATTTACCTTATATTTCATCAAAGGCTCATTTTTAGGTAATGATTCAGATATACTACCATTTAAAAAATCTTCAATTACAGCTATACCCTTGTTAGTTATTTCTAGATTATTCTCCACATAATCAGTGAAAGCTTTATTACCTTGTTTTAAAGTCTTTCTAGCTATATAACCTTTATGAATAAGCTGTTGAATAGAGAGAGTTTCTCTGTATGATTCTACCGTATCATATAGAGTCACTAACTCATTACTTTTTAAATAGGCGCTATATAAAAATATATACTCTTGAAAATCTATATTATACCTAATTAAATTTCTAATTAAATCTTTCATATTAAAAATTTAAAGGTGTATCAGGAGCTTCATTTGAAGTATTTGCTGTAGTAACTGTAAAAGGACCATTTACAATCCACTCAAGTGCAGGACTACTTCTTCTTGTTGATTTAGCATTTCTTATAGCTTTTTCAGCATCTTCCATTAACTTTCTATGATAATCATCCATTGAACTTATATGTTGATAAGATGATACATATGATTTTAATTTAACTTCCTGTTTAGGTTTTTTAGGTATAATAGCACTATAAAATAACTTATGTAGCATATCAATTTTTAAATCATTGTAATTATTATGCTTATTTAGAAATTTATCACCTCCTAAAGTTTGATATTCAAAGTCATCTAAACTTTTTTTAAGTGTTGAAGTTTTATTTTGCAACATGCTTAAAGAGGTTTTAGCTTTATTATAATCATATAATACTTTATGATATTCAGGATTACTAGTTTTTAAAGCTTCTAATTTGTTATTAGTACCTAATATTTCTTGTTCTATACTTTCAGATTTAGCTAATATAAGCTTTTTAAGTTCTTTCCAATCATCTGTTAAACCATCAACTTCTAGTAATATATGATCATTATTATAGAATTTAGGATCTTCAATATTAAAGTGGTTATTATTTGTAATACTTAAAAATCTATAATTAGGATATAATCTGAAATCATACCCTTCAATACCTCTAATAGCCATACGCATTTCATAAGTATTACCATTAAGTCCCGGAGCATTTAAATCTGTAACATTTACTATTTTTATAGGTACTAATAAGTGATTGTTTTTTAAGTTAAAAATAAACTTATCTATAAAATCAGAATCAATTATATGATTTCGATAAAATTCTAAGTTTGTCATAACTTTAAAAGGATATTCGTTAGAGTTGTTAATAGTATCCCAAACAGCTTGGTAGATAGCTGATAGTGGTGATACATTATTAGTACCCTTCTTTTTTTCAAGTTTTTCTACATCAATTCCTGTGTTTTGTCTAATATTCTCTCTAACTTCTTCTCTTACTTTTTCTTCATTCATATCTTGTATTAAAGATTCTATATTATCTTCAAAATCTACATCAGGGAAAGTTTGGGATATTCGTTCTGTTTCTTTTTTATTCTTACTGTTCATATACCATATTTGCTATTTCTACATAATCTTCTATTTTTTCTTCTATTAATACTAGATCAAATTGCTCTCTTAATTTTCTTTCTAAAAAAGCGTAATCATAAAAAGAATTTGGGTAAAGAGCTAAAACACTTTCTACCTCTTCTAGTATAAGGGCTTTATTAACAGGTACTTCAGGTTTTGATTCATAATAAGATTTAGAATATAAATTTCTTAGTCTAGACATTTCTAAGTTGTATTTATATAATCCTCTTTGAGTAGACTTAGAACTGTGATTGAAATTTTTCTTAGGAGTTACAACCACAGGTTCTAGTTCTAGAGTAAAATCAAATGTAGTGTTAATAACATTTTTTATCTGCTTAGAATCATCCTTACTAATATAAGTTTGTGTTAGTGTATTTACTGTCATATTCTTATTATTAATCAGTTAGTCATGACTAATAGCATAGTCGTCATCAGTATCATCATCTGCTGGGCCTGGAGTAACTAGTTGCTTTGTAATATTTCCTACACCTTCTCCATGATTAGGCACTAAATTCTTATAAAAAGCTACTAATGCTGTACCATCATATTTACTTTTACAAAAAGTAAATGTTTTTTGTGTATTATTAGGAATTGTAAGTCTTAGTAATACACTATCAACCAATGCCACAAGAACTTTGTACTTATTTTTAGATATATAATCATTATATAGAGTTTGTAATCTAACATAATCTTTATACTTATCAATATAACAAGCTCTAGGAGTTATCCTATAGTTTACTAATTCTTGATATTCTAGTACCATGTTCCAATCTTCTAAATCTCCAGCTTCAGTAAACTGACGTACTATAAATTTATTAGTAGTAGGATAATAACTTCTTATCTGAAATCTATCACCCTTACTATATAAATATCCCTTTCTTTCTAAATCTTTATTTAGAACTAAAATAAATTCTTTACAATTATCAGAATCTATTTTAATATCTAAATTAAAATCATTAGAAGTTTTTAGATTATCGTCAACAAGAGATTTAACATCAAAACTTTTACTACTAAAGTTAGTTTTTCTATTAAATCCCCAAGGATCAGAAAGTCTAGTTTTATTTTTACGCTCTCTTTTTAGCTCTCTGTTAGATTTATATCTAGTTATAGGAATTATTGGTTTAGTTAATTCTAATTCAAAATTAAAACTAGAATTAATAACTTTAGTTATATTTCTAGCTTCAGTTTTACTAATAATTACTTCTGTTTCTTCAACTATATTAGCGTCTTCAAAAACTTCTTCATTATTTTTAGTCATAACTGGTGCAGCTGGAAATAATTTCTCTAGATTTACATTTCGATTTCTTACTGGATATAAACAACTGTGCACCCCAATACCACCTTCCCAATCATGTGAATCATAACCGAATAAACTTTCTTGAAAATCGTCAATTTCATCTAATTGAGAGTTAATAATTTGTTTACCCCCTCTATCATCTACATAACTTTTATATCCATAATTAGAAAACAAATATCCTCTATCAGATTTAAAGTTTTCTGTATGTATCATATCTCTATTAGGAAACATAAAACATACTTTTTGACCTATTAAAGTTGATGCTAATGTATTATTAGCTACTAAAGATTCATATCCTCCATCTATTAAATCTTGAATATCTTTTTTAGTTTTAAAGTAAGTTAATCCCCAATTATAAGTATCACTTAAATTAGGATTATCTAACCTATATTCACTATCATAAAAACCTCCATTATGAGCAAAAACTCCACCACTAGTTAACTCATCTTCTAAAGTTAAATTTGGTTCTGCAGCTTGTTGAGGTACCCAAGCTTTTTCTCCTAATATATAAGGATGTTGATTATAAGTACTTTTATTACCAGCAGTACCATATCTAAGATGAACCATGAGTTCATCATCTACATGAGGATTTATTTTCTCTAACCAAGCAAAAAAGTCATCTTTACTTCTAGGGTAAAATCCTTTTTTTAAATACAATTTATTGGTGGTCGTATTTCTATACGCACCACCAATACCATCACGATTGCTCTGTATTCCACTATTAATAGCGCTTACAGTAAAATCATGGTCATATTTCACCCCTCGGGGCTTCATAAACAATAAACACATATTAAATTAGTTCTTTTATTTTTAAATTACTTATTGTATTACTTTGTTGCTCATCACTTGTATCTTCTTGAGAATTACTTTTTTTAAATAATTCTGTACGCATAGTGATAAACTCATTTAATTTTCTATAAGATTTAGGGTATACTTTTTGCATAACATTTTGTAATGTTAATGAAACTACCACACCATCATTTAGAGTTACAGAATTACTCATAATATCGCTATGATAGTTTTCAGCAAAATTAACTAAAGCCATACAAATTTTAACCCAGTTTTTAACTTTATTAAAATTAGTAGTACCATTAAATGCTCTAAATTCTATTGTATAGCTAGGAGGAGTAGATTCTCTAGTATTAAACATAGCTGGAATAAAATTAGCCCAACAATACCTAATATTAGAATGGTCGTATCCTACTTTAGCCCCTCTAGGATGATTATGATTTTTATTAAATTTATCATTAGGAGGAGTATTTGCTGCTTTAGTAAAGAGCTCAGTATAATAATTATTAACTCTGATTTTTAAATCCATTAAACTTGTACAGTTATCAAAATTAAAATCAAAGTCAGGTAATCTTCTACAAAACTCATTAGTACTTCTACTTTTAGGCAGCATAGCAAATACATCATTCTCTACATATTTTAGTAACTTAAATAACATAACTAAGTTATTGTTATTAAAGTCAGCACTTCCAATATGTACATGTAATCCACAAGTTGTATTAACTTCACTATTTCTAGCTAATTCATTACAAAGTGCTTGTAAATGCTCAAAACCTTTATCACCCTTTAAAATTCCTGTAACTACTTCTGGGCCATATTTCTCCCCTCTTGTATTCTTAATACTTCCATCTTTCTCTACAAAGATATTAAAATCATGAAGTAATGATTCTGTAAATATACAATCAGCCATTTCTAATTCTACACCAAAGGTATATTTTAAACCTTCAGTAATAAGATGTGTATTAGAATCTAAACCATATTTATAATTAAAAGAAGTATTTCCAGGTTTTAATTTCTTGATGTTTTTAAACTCAGGAAAATAATAACCATTTTCATACTGTCTGTAACCATCTCTATTGATTTCAGATTTAAGGATTAACATACCTGACCTAGGGCCAATAACTAATAAATCTTGATACTTTTCTAATACTTGTTGACTATTTACTAATGATATACTTGTACTTTTATTAGGTACATTATGGTATCCTAACATATATAAAGTTTTTAAGTATACTTTTGTAGTAGCTCTTTCTGAATCTCTATTTACTAAAATTCTAGTAAGGGTTCCAGTTTCTAGATTTAATATATTAGATAAAGTCATGAAATTTTGATGATAATATAATCCATTAATTTCACATCTTTTATATCCTCTAACCTCAATATCTTTAGTTAATACATATTTAAAATCTCCCTCCTGATTACTATTATGTATTTTAGTACACAATTTCTTTAAAACTAACTTACCATCTACTTGAATCATATCTCGTAGTTTACCTACGTTACCATAACTATCATGGATTTCTTCATTTAAAGCTGATTCATACATTCTAACACTTTTAGCATGTTTATACTTTTTAATATCTTTCTTATAGTAAAAGTCATTTAATTGTTCTAATCTGTAAATAAAAGCAGGTTGATTTCTAGATGACGCTTTAAATCTATCCGGACTAAAAACATCTTTAACTAAAATATCCTCTATTCTATATTTAGCTTCTTGATCATAAACTCTTATAAAATCGCCTATAAAATATTTTATACCATTTTTTAAGATATATTTAAATCCATTTACTTCACTTATACTGTAAGTGTTTTTATCTTTATCTTGTGACATATATCAATACTATTATTATAAAGTTTAGCAATTTTTTCTTTTAGTTCAGTAATTTTATCTTTCAATTCTGTAACTGTATAAATACTAGTCATGAATTTAGCGTTTTGATTGACTGCATCTTCCATTTCATTTAAAGCTACAAAATAATCTTCAGCTAAATCAAATAACTTACGACCTTCTTCTAAGTCTGTTGTTGTAGCAAGTTCTAATAACTCATCACCTGTAACAAATCCACTTTCTACCATAAATTGATATAAATAACTTTCTTGTGTAATAGCTAAGTTATCTTTATCTTCTTCTTTAGGTAAATTTTCAATATTAGGAGATTCTGTTTTAGTTATATCAACACTATCAGTTTTATAAATATTGTTATTTTCTACATTAAACATATCTTGTTCAGAAAATAATGCAGCTCTTAACCATGATTTTTTAACTACATAGCTTTCACCAGTTACTAAGCTCTTAATTGAAACTTGTATACCTTTTGTTGCATCAGTGATTTCACTAGTACTTGTAACATCAACTACATCACCTATATTAAATAATGTAAACTTCTCATCTGTAGTTTTTACAATATGAGCCATTACTACAACTTTTTTAGTTTTACAAGTATCTAAAGGAGTTACTTTTTGAGTATAGTAAAATTTAGTTAAAGGTACATTTGTAATTGATTCCTTATCTGTATTAACAACATCACAAGTATTTGATATATAATTAATACGTACTAATCTATACCATTTATCTTTAACAATAGAGGGTTTACCTACTTGATCAAAAGGATTGTCTGCTTGCAACCATTGACCTAGAAACCCTTCTAAAGTTCTCATAGCACTATCACTAGGTTTAGGATAAGTTATTGTTTGAGGTGTAGCATTTTGAGAAGCCGGTGTGTAATTATTTCCATAATAGTTGTTAATGGGAGTATACTTAATGGGTCTACTAGGAATAGTTAATCCCTCCCCGACTAACTTACCTTCTGAAATAGTATATAATTTTCCAACATCAAATTGCTTTATATCCTCACATCCTATAAAATCTAGACCTTCTTCCATACTACTAAAGTATATACCTTCAGGAGAAAATCCATAATATAAAGGTCTATCATGTGTTAATCTAAAAGCAAATAGAGTACTATTTTCTTGACCCTTTTTTAATTTAGCATTTTTATCATGTATAAGCAAACTAGCAGTACCATCTATTTGACTAAGAATCTTACTACCAAAGTTCTCTTCTAGAATCTTATGTAATAAATCAGTATCTGTATTATAGCCATTAGATGCTATTTTGTAATGATTTGCTAAATAAGTAGAGTTAGTTAAAGTTCCATTATGTGCTAATACACATTTTTCACCTTCAAAAGGATGAGCTGCTGTTATAAAGTTTTTATATGTAGAACCTGCTCTTACATGTCCTATTAATACACAATCAGGTTCTATTTTTTTAAATTCCTTATTTAAGAATTTAGAAGCCTTTTCTAGAGATTTTATATTCCCACTTTTAGGTGTCCAAAAACCTGTTGCATCTTGGCCTCTTTCTAAGTTATACATAAATAACGTAGCAATTTTAGATACATCAAATTTCTTACCTCTGTTTCCACTGAAACCGATTAGTCCGCACATATTTTTAGTTTAGTTTTATTAAATTTTTTACACTTTTTCATAAGATACTTGTTTAGAAGCTATTACTTCTACACCTTCAATCTCATAATTAATTTTATATTTATCACAAAGATACTTTGCAATATCTGAATCATTATTATTGATACAATTAATCATTGCTAAGCAATCATCTTCATGTTCATCCATAACAAAGTTCTCTGTATTTATTTTATTAATTGCTTCAAATACATTATTAAACAACCATTTAGTATGTTCTTTAGTTTGAAACCAGTTAATTCCTAAAGTACGTAATTCACAAGTAACACTAGATATTCTATGTTCTCCAGCTTTACCATATAACTGTCTTCTTAATGCTCCATTAGGATTCATAATAATACTAGGTACAGTTAAATATAAATCTAATACTCTTAATAAGTTAATATCTGTTTCATAATTTCTATCTTTATAAGAAATATGAAGATGTTTACCGATAGAGCGTAAATTACTTTCTTTAGCTTCAGGTTTAGGATTAATATTTAAATCCCAACTATTAAATGACGCAGAACACCCAAACTCTCTAGCGGCATCTGTATTTAGCTCTTCATTACTAAATAATGCAGCATCTGGACTATCATCATTTAAAACTACTAAACCTTGAGGTTCTAATGTTTTATTTACTTGATCTAATATCCACATACAATCATTATACATCTTGTTATAATCATTTGTAGGTGGTAAGGTTAATTCTAAAGCAACATTATCTTCTTGTACTGCGTATCCTGGCTTTAGGAATTTAGGAGAGTCTTTCGACCCTCCTATTAATCCTACAGCTGATTTATGTACTCCAGTTTGTTTATTAACAATAAAGAATTCTGGGTCACTACCTAATCTTACATTTTCTATTTTAGTTAAGTTTTTAGGATTTACTTTTTCTATTTTAGCTGTATTTTTATTCATATTAAGCTGTAATTACTTGTTCAATATTATCTTTAACTTCATTTTTTATATTTTTACTTTTTGAAAGTAAATATCTAACTAATTGTGCACTGAAAGGACACCAAGTAGTCTTCTCTGGATGAGATTGAATACCTATAATAGGTAATTCAGCATGTACAAAACATTCTACTATTTGATAAGAACCATTTCTATCATCATAAACTGTATCTTTATCTACTAATAAAGGTAATAAAGTACCTTTACCATAGTTATTTAGATTTTCTAAACTAACAGCTTGATGATGGAAACTATTAACTTTAACTTCCTTTCTAGCACTATTTAATCCTAACATAGTTAAGACCTCCTTATTTACTACACAAGTATTTTTTAAATCATCACCATCATCACTATAACCGTGCATACCACTAATATTTTGTATTAAAGGTACACCGAAATGTAATGCTAATTGCTGTTCTCCCAAACAGATTCCTAAAATAGGAGTTCCATTTTCAATATACTTAGGTAAATTATTCTTAAAGAAGTAATCCTTAAAAGGGTCACTTAGGCTATTCATAAAGCCTGGAGGTGTGTTAGTAGGATAGTGAGTTGTTTGTACATCTTGTCCACCTGGAAGTACTACTAAATCTAAATCTGTTCTAATATCAACATTTGGTGTTAGTATTTCTACTTGTCCAAATTGACTAAAATATTCTAAATAAGTTTTTTGTACTCCAAAACTTTCTGGACCTACAGACCAAGCGGGTATTCCTATTAATATTTTCGTTTTCATATTAAGCTAAATTAGTAGATATTAGAGTAAATGTATAACCATACTCATTATTTCTCTCTCTATCATAAAAACCATTATTACCACCTTCATTAAAGTAAAATACATATTTATTAATTGTATTACAATAAGATCCTCTAAATCCATCAGGTATTGCAGTAGGTAACTCATTAATTAAACAATTATAAAGTTGTTTAACTGTTGTGTTAGGAAAATAATATCTACAAATCATAAATAAATCTCCAATACTACGTCTTTTGCCTGCTGCTGTTTGAACATCTCTGTTATCAGCATAAATGGTATCTTTTTCTTCATTCCACTCTTTAAAGAATTTAACTAAAAACTGTTTTAAAGTTTCAGTTTTTCTATTTCTTAATAAACCTGGTAATCTAATAGCTCTAGTATTAGCAGCTAAAATCTTATTTTGAATAGTAGTAAACATTTCAGCTTGAACAGCTGCTAATGCTGGAGGATTAACTACTGCAACAGGTGCTGGTTGAGGTATTACATATTTAACTGCATTTATTAACTGTGTGCTTAAACTATCAGCTGCAAGATATATTTGTCCATCTTTAATAAAAATGCTTGATATATTTCTATTAGTATATTGTGTAGTATAGTTGATTCTACTAACTCCAATTTCAAACTCTTGACCATCAGTTAATCTTTTAACAGCTTTAATTTGATAGGTAGGACTACACATAAAATCCATTACTTTTTTAGTATCTTGTGTATTATTACTATTAATGAATAAATCATTTTGTGTAGGATGTTTATGATACTCTACATTTGAAGTTCTTGATTTGAATTTTGTAATTAAGAAATTTGACATTTTTCTTCAGTTTTATTAGTTTGTAATTGTTTTTGATTTGGTTTTAAAATTATTTTTTCTATATTATCCCAAAGTTCTTCTATTGAAGTGCTTTGAATTAATTTTAAATATCTATTATGATAATCTTGTTTTGTAAATGTAAGGTATTTATTCCCTCCTTTTAAAGCATCTTGTAATAAATTCTCACCTGCAAAAGGCGCTCTTCTAATTGACTCTCTTAGATTTTCAGAGGTTAAATTAAAATTAAATTGTTGAAAATGTATACAATCACTAGCATAACTATTTGTAATAAAAGGATTATAATTAGATACGCTATAAGATCCTTTTTGTGGTCCTAATAAACAATTTGTAGGAATCATACAATAAGCTAATCTAAATAAAAGAAATAAATCTTTATCTGGATATAAATTAGATAATTCTATAAATCTAGCTGGTACGTGCATTGTATAACATAAGTGTAGATTTCTAATAGCTTGCCAATTTAATAAAAGAAAATTCTTTTCATTATAATCAATACCTTCATAATCTATTCTTATTACAGCTACTTCATCATCTATACTATGTATATATGGGATTAACCCCATTTTATTCAGTAATTCAATATATCTTTCAATATACTCCTTACTACTATATTTATCAGATAATGGATTACTAAAATCATCAGTTTTTAGATATACTTTCATTTCTAAGTAACAGTCTTTAAACATATGATTATAGTAATCTCCGTTATATCTAACTAGACCATTAGTTAATGTGTCATCTATTTTTAAAGGAGATTGAAATACTGTATATACAAACTGACCACAACCATTTGTAATAGAATTAACTCTACTTTTATTTGGGTTATTTCTACTGTATTCAGCTTCAGCTACCTTATTCCAGACTGTAACATTACCTCTATCTCCACTACCTAAGTATTCATCTTTTATTACTGTTAATATAGATTTATTAACCTCTCCCATTATTTTTATAATTAATTATTTTAGGTATTTCTTCTAAATACTTTTGTAATGTTATATCTCCAAAACTAGGAGCGCTAGCTGATTCTACAATCAACCAATCAGATATTCCTGTATCTTTTTTAGGGACAGATACCATAACATCAAATGCGCAGATATCTAACCCTAAAGCTTGTTGAGCTCTAACACAATCTGCTACAATATCATTCCAATTAGCTGGTTTCTTAAAGCTAGGATTTTCTTCTAAAGCCCAAGTAACTACATCATCGTGCATTTGCCAAGTACCTTCTGGAGCATCATTTCTAACTAGTTTTCTACAAGCATAGAAGCAACCAAACTTACTAATATGTAATCTGTATTCTCTACCAAGTGGTTGAAATTTTTCAAAAATATAATTAGACATATTTTTACCCTGCATCCAAGCTTGTAATGCTTGTTGAGTATATAATTTAGTATTCCCAACTCCTCTACTACCATAGTGAGATTTAGCTACAATAGGATAAGGTAAATTTGTTATAGGAATAGCTGTTTGAGGATTTCCTGACCAAAAATACCCATTATTGTAAGTCCACCAATTAGTAGTCTTAACTTCAGCTCTGGTAAAACACTGCTTCATTAACAACTTACTAGCACTATTTTTAACAGCTTGTACACTATTTACTTCAGTTCTAGCTTTACCATCAGATAATACAGTAGTACTACCTAATCTTACTACACTTCTACCTTTACACAACTGTAATTGTGTTCTAAGAGGTCTATGACTAGGGTGTCTACTAAGTACATAGGGTTTAAACATTGTAATAACCTTTTTAGCTATTTTTGTTTGATTTAAGCTACTTTTCTTTCTTGCTGTTATCATTGTTCTTAATTTTAATAAAATGCTTGTATAAATATTCAATTGGATGATAGTTTTTCAATCCTTTCATATAAGTTTCAGGATATCCTGCTAACCAATGAATTAATACTTCATAATGTAATATTGATTCACTACTGTTGCAAAGTGTACCACAAAACATAGTTTTCTTATCTGGAAATACTTTCATAAATAATTTAGTTACTACAAACTCAAACCAATGAATTTGTTCAACAATATCACCCTCGTTAGCAAATTCTAGCATTGGTGACCATACAGGGTTGGTAAATCTCCATGTTTTATTTTCAGGAAAAAGTTTATTACACATCTTTAATAGCATTTCTCTATGCTTTTCAGTTAATTCTATAGGTTTTATCATTATATTGTTTCTGCTTTTTTAAATTGTTCATAATCTAATTTATATGCTACAATACCTAAATTATGAGTACTACTATCTCCTTTTAATTCACTAAAATCTTGAGGTAGTGGACCATAATTTAATATATCTTCTATTTTATTAATACTAGGTTTTACTAAACTAATATCAGGTTGATATACCTTATTACTTTTTAAGAATTCCATAGGATTCATATCTTTGTCATCATAAGTTTGACCAGCTCTTAATAGAAGACTATATAAACTTATCATATAAGTACTCTCTATCCAAATTCTAGGTAACTCTATTAAATATAGATTATCCTCTACTTCACTAATAATAGTATTTTTACGATTATCTATACCTAATATTTCCTCAAAATAATTAATAAATGATTCTAGATGTTTATGATATTTTTTTAATCTATCTTTATCTACTAAAAACTCATTTTCATTATAACTATGATTATGTTTAAAAGGACATATAGATATAGCCATATAAACTAATTCACCATTAAACAAGTCTTGTTTACCTTTTAGATTTAGTCCGTGGCAACTAATAGGTTTATTAGTATGTTCAGTAAATACAACATCATTTAAGTAATCTTTACAAGGGCTAATAGGTTGAATAGTTTCATATTCATCTCCATTAGTATTCTTACAGAAGGCGAATCCCATATTATTAGACCTCCCTTCCGTAAGAATATCTCTACTATGATTATTTATTAATTTAATAGCCATTATTCTAACTCTTTTATCTTTTTATCAATCATTAAGTTAATAGCATCTAATTGCTCTTTAGAGAATAATTCTTTTGTAGGTTCAACTGGTTTAGGTTTTTCTACAATTTCAGCCCATTTATTTTGAAATTTAGAATAAAGAGTTATATGATTAGTAATTATATTTCCTAGATTAGAAATGTATCTAATTTGATCTGTAAAAACATATTTTTTGTGATCAGGATATTGTGATAAAGCAGATTTTACTAGAACACCTCCAGGATATCTTCTCTTAGCTTCAGCTAATAACTCTTCTTTAGTAGCTTTAGACCAATCTATTTCTTTAAGAACATATTTCTTAAATTGTTCAAAAGTGATTTCTGTACCCCAATTTTCTCTAGGTGTTGCGTCTATATTATGCTCCTTAGAAATTCTAGTACCCCAATCATACATTCCTGCAACACCTCCAATTGGTATTTTAAAATCTCTAAAATCACCTCTCCAATTAGATACAATATCTTGATTTTCTTCATTACATTCTATATACCACTTTTCAGGTAACACAAATTCTTTAACAATCTTATCTGGATGACCATCTGGTAAAAACGGCTGAATTTCTGATAAATCTGTTAATAATTCTGGACCTACACTACTCCAAGACCAATTACAATTTCCTGACTGTTTTACTTGATGTTTAAGATTTATATATTCATTACCATATAAGTAATTAGTATCAAAGTTAATACATTTCATATAATGAGGTGCTTTATGATAGTTTTTATACCATTTACCTACTTCAAACTTAGAGTTATTTTGTAAATCATAAGCTTCTTTAGTAGATGGTTTGAATTGATGATCTGGATTATTTCTAGATGTGGTTACTCCATACAATCTCATACCGCATGTAACATATCCATTAGAATCTGTTTTATAGATTTTACCAACAACTGCTCCTGTTAATTCTTTTACACACTCAACATACTCAGGTATAGGTTCTTCTTTATATACAGGTTCAAATTTAGGATGATCTTTATATAAAGGGAAATATTTACTATCTTTACAAATATCTCCTATATTTGTCTTAAATCCCTCTATCTTCTCTTTTAATTTATAACCAATTATTTCTTTATTATTTGTCATTTATTATCTTTTTTAAGTTTTTCATATAAGTAGGATATTTCCTACCAGTTTTAATACATTCTAAATGAACTACATCTAGAGGTCTATTACTAGTACCTTTAATTTTATACTTAGTATTATTACTAGGTACTATCTTATTAACCTTACAAATAGCATTTCTTTCTAGAGGTAGCTTCTTATTGTTAACTAATCTAACCTCATCATTAACTCTAATAGTTTTATCAGGTTTATGTTTTTGTTCTTGAATAGTAGGAAAATTATATATTAATTCACACTCACTAGCTACAAATCTTAACCATTCTCCCTCATCTATATTAAGTAATAATGTATCTCTAGTAACACCATCTTTTTTACAAACAAATCCATTTTCTACTTTAAATTTATAAGTATTATTTAAACATTTAAGTTTCTTACTTTTAAATCCAAATAAGAATACAGATTGTTCAATTTGATTAACTTTACAAGTAGTAGCTAATACTTTAATAGCATTCTCTCTTTTAACTTCTTCTAATAATCTAAAGTGTAATTTTTGATAAATTTTATCTCTTAATGAATAACAAATATAATTACCTTCATCATCTAATTTACTAGCTACTAGATAGAAATAATTATTAGGAGTTACTACTAAAGTATTTAACTCAAATAATTTATTAGGTTTTAATAATTTAGCATTATGTTCTACTATTCTAGGATCGGTCTGATTATAATGTCTTATATAATGAACTACATCACTTATTGTAGTTGAGTTATTTTTAACTAAATTATTAACCTCATAATTCGATCTAGTATTATTTATTACTTCATATATAGTACCATCATTTACTTGACCATTTGTTGTATTAAACCAAAATCCTACGGGATATCTTTCTTGACTCATTTTTTATCATTTTAAAATAATTTTAATTGATTTGTTTGTATATTATTTATTTCTTTTTGTGCCTCTTTTATATAATATTTGTAATTAATATCATATTTATCAAAAGGTTTTTCTATATAATTATTAAATATAGTTACTTGATAACCTGAATTAATAACTTCACTTGTACCTTTAGAATAATATTTCATGAAATTAGCTCCTCGATTAGATATAAAATACCTAACATTTTTTTGTTGTTTTTCTACTATTTCACAAGGTTGATTATCTTTATAACCTAAATAATGTATTTGACCATAACTATCTTTAGTAAACTTCTGTCTTCCGCAAAAATCATATATATTAGTATGATTTCTAATAGTTTGTTCAATAGGTGTATTATTAACAAAATATTCTTGTAAAGCTAAAGGAATTATTCTAAATGAGTTATCTTTATGATAAGCTGGTTCTCCACCAATAACTTTATCAACTTCAAAAGCTCCTTTATTTTTAATTTTACCATCTGTAGTAATACAACCATAATTATTTATATCTCTACACCACATTTTTTGATAATCAGCAAATTCAAGAACTAATTTAGTTTCTAGTTCCCATTCTTTACATATTTGATAATATAAAGATTCATATTCTCTAGGAATTATAATTTCTAATCCGTCAGTATTAGACATTAATACTTGTGAATCAGGAATATCAGCTAATCTCTCAGCTAACATACTAATTACTACTTGTGAAGCTATTGTAGTTTTCATAGTATATAAAGGATCATATAAAAAACTATTAATATCGTTAGATTTACCGTAAGGTATGTTTGCAGCTTCTTTATATCCATCAACAATAGCTTTATCTTGTTCTTTTTTAGGTTTAGCTTTTTCAGCTAATCTAACTTTAACAATATTATCTCCATATACTTCTAAAAATTCAGGTCCTAAATGCTTCATATAAAAACCAAAAACTAATGGTAAATTAGGATGAAGAGAAGCTACATCACAAGATTTAATAATATATTTATCATTTGATTCATACACCCCTCTCTGATGAAAACCATGTTCTCCTCCTAAACCCATATCATATTTATGACCTTTATAGATAACAGAATATTCTAAAGAACCTTTAGTTTCTGTAATAGATTTATTTTTAATATAATCTACCCAATTATTAAATTCTTTAGATTTAAAATTACATATAGAAGGAACACATTCTTTTAAGTGTATAATATCTCTATGAGTTCTTAATTTTTTAACATCCCAAACACTCAATCCTGTTTTTTCACAATATAATTTTAAAATAAGATTTTCACCTATTTTACCATTATTCCAATTCATACAAGGTAAACCAAATTTATCTCTAATTTTTTTTCTTAAATCTATTTTACCATATTGAACTGTTTTTTTATAAAACTCATAAGTAGCTAATACATCATTTAAATTGTATTCAAGAATACTAGGTATTTCTTCTAAAGTAATATTATCTCTAGTATGAGAAATAGGCATTTCCATAACATTAGGATAATTCATACTTATTTCTAAAGCTTTTAAACTAGTTGATCTAGCTTTATTATTATAATGCCATATCTTGAATAAATCTAATTGAGGTATTAATACTTCTGACTCTTTAATAGCTACAATAGTATTAAATTGAAGTTTATTTTGTTCTTCAATAATTCTTTGAGCTTCTTGATAAAGTTCGGTTATTATTTGTTCCTGATTATCTCTATATTTAGCTAACCATTGTTTCCAATTAAGTAATAACTTATGAATTATTGGATAATCAAAATTTAAATTATTAAAACCAATATGACCCTTACATTCCTCTAAGTGTTTTACTAGTTCTAATAATTCAAATTTATCTTTATGTATAACATATTGTACTACTTCTTGAGTATCTATGTTTATTGCACTATAAGTGAAGCAAGATTTTAAAGTTTCTATATCATACACCCACACATTTCTATTCTTTATTTCTTCTTCTCTCATTTAATTTAATTTATAATTTAGATTTAACTAATTTTTGTAATGCGGGAAAATTAGATATGTTTGTATAAATCTCATTAATTTCTTCTACTTTAGGACGATTTTTGTTTATATAAGTCAACACTTCTTTAGCTGATAAACAAGGCTTATTAAGAATAATATAATCTTCAGCTGCTTCTTTAGTTGAGAAATCTAAAAAATCAATAGACTTTTCACCTGTTATCTTACCCTCTCTAGCTGTTATTTTACTTGTAGTAAAGGTTCTACTTACACAATAATATGTATCACCATCAAATATATCAACACCGTCTTCAGTTTTAAATAAAGGTTTTTTAATATTTACTTTTTTAGTAACATATAATCCTGACCAACTACCTGTATCATTATGAAATTTAATACTTCCTCTATCTATCACTATTTCTTTTATAATACCTAAGATGTAATTATCACCAATAGTAAATATTTCACCATCACTAAAACGTTTAAGTGAATGAATAACCCAATTAGGATTTTTAAGTAAATGATGTTCTGTTAAATACCAACCATCACTATTAAATTGTAAGGTATTAATTGAAGGTTTATTATATCTATATACAATTTCTTTTTGACCAGTTTTAGTCATTATTCTATTAGAATACTTATCTTTAAAACTTAGTATTTCATATCCTAATTGTTTTTGAATAACAGTTGATTCTACTTTAGATTTCTTAGGTTTATCTAAAGCTATTATTTGTTTAACAGCTTCATCTATATCTAATACTTCTTCTAATATTTGTTTAATTTGTTGTTGTTTGGACATATCTACCTCCTAAACTATCATTAATAATATCTCCATTTTCATCAAATGGATTAGTTAATTTTTTATATTTTTTCATTTTATTAATCCATTAAATCACCATCTAATAAATCTCCTACGATTCCTCCTAGGACATCTCCTCCAGCTAATGTTCCTATAATAGCTGAATCTGTGATAGCTCCAACAGCAGCAGATACTAAAAAGCTACCACCATCATCACATTCACAATCTTCTTTTTTCTCTCCACAATTGGAGCAATATTTTCCTTTAGGCATTTTAAAAAACATTTAATTGTTTCTCCATTTTCTTTTTAAATGGGTAAATTTATTTTGTTAAATCTTTGTTAATATTATTTCTTTTTAATTTGATCTTTAGGTATATAACTTAATCCTAAAGTTGTTTGTATAAAATTTTTACATGGAGATATAGAAGTAATGACGGCTTCTTCTCCTAGAATAATACCTTCATTACTTTCTACTGTTACTTTATCTCCTAATTTTAATTCTTTTTTCTTATTATTAAACAATTTAAACATATTACTACATTTGTAAATTATTTGTTCTTAAATAACCTATGTAACCATACATAGCCTTTTCTAGTATATCTAAAGCTTCAAGTAAACCTGCTCTATCATCTAAATAGATGTTAGCATATATTTTACCTGATTTACCATAAGGTAACTCTATTGGATTAGTATTAATGCCATCAAGAGGTAAGCCTATAGATTCACAATATTTAGTAATTTCTGAGTATCTTTCATGGTTACTACAAGTATTAATTACTACATAAGCACCTATTTCATGTGCTTTTTTAACTACAGATATAACTCTATCCATATCTTCTTGATTACTTATAGTATGCCAAGGAAACACGGTAGAGTCATAATCTACAGCTACAACTATTTTTTTGTGAGTTAACCACTCATTATATAGTCTATCTATATATTTTTTATTATTCATATCTAATCAATTCTAACAGCTGTTCTACAACGAGTTTTTCTAATTCTAGTAGGTAAGTCTTTTATATTATCTCCTGATCTATAAAATACAGTTTGATTAGTTTCATTACAAAATGTGCTTCTTAGAAGCATTGTTTTTTTCATAACTACTTTATATACATCTTCTAATGTACAAGTAGGTATATAAAATTTACATATTCTATAAATATCACATAAACCTCTTGATTTATAACCTTGACATTGTAATTTATTTTCTAAACTATAAGTATCAGTACATTTATGTAATAATTTTTTTATTACTTCTGCTATATTTTTAAATTCATAATCACCTTTAAATTTGATAGGTTTTAGTGTTTTTAGATGTTCTTCTACCTCTTTAAAGGTATATATTTTTAGTCTATTATTCATTTTTTAAAATATTTATTCTTTTTACAGTCTTGTACGTACTCCCATAAAACATCTACAGGATGTTCTTTTAATCTTTCGGTTAAATAATAATCTAAAAAATTAAAATAGTCACTATCTTTTTTAATAGATTTTTTAACTTTATTAGTTATTCTTTTATCTAATTCTGTGAATATTAATTGATACCAATGAATGAAAGTTGGATATATTCCTATATTTGTATTAGATGGGTATATGGCTACGTGATCATTTCCTACCATTTCGTGTTCTCCGTTAGTAGGAAAAAATTCCTCACAAAGTTTAAGTAGTTTCTTCCTTTGTTTCTGACCCAGCTTTAATATCTTCATGTTGTATATCTTCTATTTGATTAATTTCTTCTTTAGGTTTACTCATTTTCTCAGATGCTTGTTTCATAGCCTTTTCAAATATTAAAGGTCTATATACATCATAGAAAGCTTCTCTATCTGTACTGGACATTTTAATTTTTTTATCCATAATATCTTTAGCTAAAGTATCTAATTCTTCAAAGGGAAGAGCTTTAAACTCTGTTACTTTTGAGAAATATCTATTCATTATAGCTGCTTGATTAGGGTTTTTTGTTGCTCTCGCTAAACTTCTTTTATAGTTTCTTGCTTGACTCATTTGATATTATATATTCATTATATACTTGTTTTTCTCTTGATATATCATCCTCACATTCAGATTGTACTTTATTAACAAATTTAACTGTCCAACCTTTATTTAAAAATTCTGTTAATGATTGTTCATCTTTTCTATCTTTTACTGGGATATACTTTTGTAAAGGCTCTGTATTTAAGTTTTTCCATAATTCAAGAATTCTTTCAAATTCTTTTTGTGTACTACTAATAATATCTGAACTCGTAGATTTTGTTAAATTAGCTTCAGGGTGTTCTACATATAAAGGTTTTTCTAATAGTTGTATATTAAATTCAATACTATCTAAAATATTATCATAATAAGCTGAAGTTAAATTTATAGCTACAACTTTAGTTAAATCTATATATTTAAAACCAAATACTTTAATTATCATTACTTCTGATTATGTATTCTTATTAAATAATCTACTATATAATCTTTATTAGCATTTTTAATAGCCTTATTAGTATTAAAATTATTAAAATATTCTACTACATCTTCTCTTTTAAATGCAGCCCACATATTAGTATATGGATTCTTGTGCCACAAGTAATCTTGTAAAAAATCTAAGTTTATTTTTTTCATGTTATTAATTATTAATTTCATTCATTACTAAAGGATCTGATGCTTCATCTCCCCACGCTGTTAAAATTAAATATCCTCCTTTAACAGGTTGTAATACTACTGGGTCTGGAATATGTTTCTTTTGAAGTTTATATCCTTCTACAAGTCCTAAACCTGAAATATCCATATCTTTAACTGGAGCACAAATTTGTAATTTTTTATTTAAAATTTGAATATTTATTCCGACTTCAACTTTACCTTGTAATCCAAATAAATTTGCATAATCTTTACCATAAAACTCTCCTTTGTTAGCTAATTCAGTATTAGGTTGTTGAAATGACCAGTCTTTACTATTTTCTGTAGAATATAAATGATAGTAACCAGATGTGCTAAATTTAACTATTGCATTTTCAGATGTAAAAATACCAAGTCTATTATTTTGGTAATCAAAAGCTTCGATTTGCACTAAATTTTTTTCAGTAGATTTTAACTTAAATCTTTCAATCTGTTTTAAATTAGCTTCAGGTACAAATCCTTTAAATCTACTTACATCTCCACAAACTAAATTGTATTTGTGACATATAGTTTTTACCCCTTCTTCATCAATAAACTTATTAAAAGGATACTCTCTTTTGTAATAATTAATAAGTTCTATTTGTTCTTTGCTTAACGCAGCTTTTTGCATTAATGGTTTTAATTCAGTTACTTGATTAGCTTGTTTAAATCCTAAAAGTTCTAATCTATTAACCTTATCTACATTCTTAGTAGAAGCTTCAGTAATAATTGATATAGCTTCTTCTAATAGTTTATCAGCAGCTGTTTCAAATTCATGATGTATCTCTTCTACTTCTTTAGGATAAAGTGCTTTAGAAATACTTTTAGGCATATCTGATATAATAGCTTCTTGATTTAAAATAGCTTCTTTTTTTGGTATTAATTTTTTAAAAAAGTTGTTCATGTTATTTTTTGTTTTTAAATTTATTATAAGTTATTCCTATAAATATAAGAATAACTGTTACTTCTAATGTTTGTAATACTTTAATTAACATAATATTAAACATAATAAAGGTATTAATATTAATATCCAACATATTAAATGTTGTTGTTTATCTTCTTTAGTCATATATAATGTTTAAAATATTCTATACTTTCTTTAATTTTACCATCATCTATCATAAGATATAAATCTGATAATATTTGTTGATTTTGTTCTAATGTTCTATCTACAAAAGAATTAAATACTTCTGTATCTGTAATCTCTTTTAATTCAGGTCTAAATTTAAATGTATGATAAAAATTCATTATACAATTTAAACAAGATTTCCTATCATTACAGTTAGTTTTAATGTAGTTTATTATGTTGCTCATTTTGTTAATAAATAAATTATAAAACTAATTATTATAATATTAAAAGAATAATTTATACCTACTTTATTAATCCAATATTGTTTCCAAGTATACATAGTTGTATTATCTTTTAATTCTAAATATCTAATTAAATTAGTATAAATTAATAATATAATTGTTAAAATTAATATATTCATTTTATTAAATTTAAAGCTGTTTGTAATCCTTCTTCTAGTGCTTGTTCATAAGGTATAAATTCTTTTTCCATTATTTTATATTATTTAAATCATAAGCGCTAATAATTGATTCTTTATCTACTTTTACTGTAATAGAACTTACTAATGAATTAGGATGTATTGTTTCTTCTTTTCTAATCCAATCTTTAGCTAATGATACTTTAGCTTTTTCAGATGCTTTTAATAAAGCTTGTTTAACATGTAGTTTAGCAAATTCTGTCATTTTCTTAACTATATAATCAGTTCTATAAGAATCATTTAAAACACAATCTTTATCTTGTAATAATGATTCTGCTGTTGGTATTTTACTCATATTTTAATTTATTAAATGTATTTTCAAGTGTGTTAGTAATTGATTCTTTGTTAACAGGGCTTCTATCACTCATATAAGCAATTTCCCCCTCCATAAAAAACGGCTCAGCTATAGCATTATCAGCAGCATTATCTAAAGTTTCTTTAATAATATCTTTAATATGATTATTATATTCTTCTGGTGTAAATGTTATTAGTTGTTGTTTATTTACATAATCACAAGCACCTTCTTCCATTTTATAAGAAACTGTATAATCTTTATATTCATTTACAGGTATATAAACTGTTTTTAATTCTGGTTTATTCATTGTTATATTATTAATTAATTAGTGTACCTTACAGGACTCGAACCTGTATCTCTGAACCTACATTCAGACTCTACCTTTGAGCTAAAGGTACATAAACTATACTATTACAGGATATATGAGTTTTTAGGATTACTCCCAGATTATTACCCTACTTTAATCTCCTGAGTAAACTCGTGTTTACCTAACTCATTAGATAGTAATTAGTATAGCTATTCTTTAATTATAAAATCTCTTAATTGTGAATCTTGTAAAATAAGATTATTTAATTCTTTAGTATAAATATCAATTAAATTTTTATTGTGATCTAAATTAATATTATTATCTACACAATATTGACTAGTTGTGATAAGAATTTTTAAATTTCTTATTCTATGCTCAATTAAATTAAAAGTTTCTTTAAAATTTTTCATATTATTTATTTTAAATTAAACAAGCTGCTCACCGCTCTATTACACTAAGTAGATACTTGTTTTGTTTCTGTGTAGCAAGCTACCTGGCGAGAAACAATGTTATTTAATTTTAATTATTTGATATACTTTATCTATAGTAGTCCAGTAAGGTTTTTTACCTGTATTATAAATGTCAATTAATCTTATTCTATCAATTCTAGGTTTACATTCTGGTTTAATACTTCCTTTATATAATTTCTTTTGAAACCAAACAATAGGATAAATATTATCTTTATCCCATTCTTCAATTAAGGAGTTACCTACTTTGTATTTATTACCATTAAATTCCCAAATATCATTTGAATTAGCTTTACTCATTATTTAATCATATCATAAACTTTTAACCAGTCAGATAGTTTAGTAGGAGTATTTTTACATCCAGTTGCTGAAAATGTTATATCTTCAATTTCAGCTGTGTATCTACCTAAATTCTGTAATATTTTATAATTACGCATGTCTTTAACAAAATCAGTTATATCTTCATTCTTATGAAATACTTTCTTATCTTTAACAGTTAAATTAAAACTGCCCATATTAATAGTTTTAACTTCTTCTTCGTAAACTGGTTCAAACCACAAATCTAATACTCCTGCTTCTTTAAAGAATAGTTTAACATTAGAATCAAAATCAAATCTTCCAAATCCACCTTTAGTATCATTCTTACATTCACTAAACAAAGCTTCAGAAAATTTGCTAAATTGTTCTTTCACTTTATACTCTATTATTTTTTTATTATTTTCCATTTTTAATACATATTTTTTAAATTGTTCAAATGTTATTTCTGTGTAACCTGTTTTATCTATTAAAAATAAATAACTATCAAATTTAGGGTATAAATCTCGTTTTATACATAAATATCTATCTCCAAAATAAATATTACTACAACCAAATATTTGTTTAGCCCAGTGACAAATTTCTGGTGTTTCTTTTACGCACCATTTCTCAGGTAAAACAAACTCTTCTTCAATACCAATAGCTTTTTTAAATTGTTCTAGTGTTAATACTGTTGGATTGTTTTTAAAATTTTCTAAATTATGATAAGCATTAGTACCATTATAATAGGCAGATCCATCATATCCATAATAAGTAAAATCTTTTCCAGTCCAATACTCCATATAAGTATTACTTAAATAATTTAATACTACTTTAAAATCATCATTATTTGTATTCTCTACTACCCAATATTTAGGTAAATTATTTTGTTTATTCATATCTTTTGTTAAATTTATCAAATCTGATTCTTTAAATATCCAATAATTCTTTCCGTCATAATTTTCTTTTTCTACTAATATACAATCTTCATTTTCATGTTTAATATAACCATAAGAAATTAAAGTACAATCCTTTATTTTATTAAAACAAAATCTATCATGTTTAAAACCATACCAAAATAAAGTTTTAAATTCAATATCATTTGGCAATTTAGGTAATTTAGTACCTGGTATTCTATAATCTATTTTATTCATTTTAATTTGTTTTTAATTTTCTAAAACTAGTTAATAGATCAAATCCATGAGATTCAATCTTAATTAAATTTAATTGTTTTTCTTTTAATTCTTTTTCTTTAAGTAATCTTCTAAAATCTTCATCAGATAATTTAGGTATTTTTTTATTTCTTTTATACTCTAAATTTTGTTTTTTAATTTTTTCAGTAATATATCTAATGTACTTAGGATCATTTTTAGAACTATAAGTTGTTTTAGTTCCTTGTACTACAATTCTTTCAAAATTTGAATTAGTAGCCCAATAACCATTACCTTTATATCTAAAACCTATAAATTTATCTTTTTCTTTATAAGTTCTTTCATAAATACTTCCATCAGTTAATTTTTTAGTATATGTAACTTCTTTTTTAGTCCAAACTTCATAAAAATTATCAAACCAATGTTTAGTATCTTTATGAGCTAATTTAGTTTTATAATCACTACTAGTAAAAATAACTTCTTTCTTTTCTTTAGATTTTATATTAGTTTGTATTAAACCATTATCATCAATATAATAATCTGGATTATTAAAACGTCTATAAGTACTTTTAAATAATTCTAAAAATTCATTATAATATCTTTGTTCAAATTTAGAACAAAAATAACTAAAAGCTAAACTAAAAGATTTACCAATATTATTTTTTATAATTCTTTTAGCTGTTTTCCAGGGATTATAATCTGAATGGTAATAATGATTACGTAATCTCCAACAATCATTACTAGTTTTAATTTCTTTTCTATGACCAATTCTAAAAGGTAGAGTGTCTGCTTTTTCTAATTGATTTATATTTATCTTCATACTAATTTTAATTTGCGGTAGGGGCGGAGTACGATCCCGCGTTACGAACAATCATATTATAAGTTTCTATTACATGTTTTACAGTTGTTTATCTTCCTACTGTTGAATATTATGTTTCATTTTCTAGCCTAGTAAACATATAAAGCCATTGCTACGTGATTTTTAGAGTTTTACACGGTTCTCTTTAGGATGTTTTTGTATTAAGCTAACACTAGTTCCTCAACTAGCTTAGGAGCTTTAACTAAGTTATTCTCCATCGCAAACTTAATATCTTGGACATTTCCAAGAGATGAATCATTGTTGCCAATTATTCGGTTACCTACTAATTTATTAATCCCACAAATTAATAGATAATGGGATACATGCTTGTTATAATCTAATCTATAGGTGCTTAGCCAACTCACCCTACCATATTATTTAATTTGTTATTATATATACTTTATCATTACTAATGAAATAAAAGAAACTCTTAACACTAGGTATATCACCTACTATTTTAAGCATTTCTTTAGCTTCTAAAGTATTATCTTGTATCAATTGATGTATATTACTACCTTGTAATGTACTATTACTATACCATGTCATAGGTTCATATCCTTTCATGTTATTCTAATTTAAAAATAGTATAGGAGAGAAATTCCCAAAACTCTCCTAATACTATCATACTACTTATTATTCATAGGTCAAGTAGAACCTTTGCTTCTTAATGAGTTATATTCTCTTTAATAAACTTATTGTTATTTTGAAGTTTTAACAACTCCTTATCAATATTATTACTCATAAGATTATAATTTAAAATCAGCTATATATTGTTTACTGAAGTCTACAAATGTTTTTGTAGCTGTTTGTCCAGTAGGTATCATAACAGTTTGTTCAGGATTAGCAATTGCTCTACCTGCTGATAATTCTCTACCTTTAACTTTAGTAAATTGGTCTTTTAAACTGCAAGTAGCAACACCAATTTTAATAATATTGTTTTCTACAATACCTGCTATTGTTACTCTTTTTCTGCCATTTTGAGGCTTAGTTCTGAAATACATTGCGTTCATACTAATTTGTTTTTATGGGTTTTTAATTAATTTTAACTTACTGCTGAAGCAAATCCTAATCGTTTAGTAACATTTAGGCTTTCAGCTTGGTTGTCTTCATCAGCATTATATATTTCTGCTAATGTGTAATTTTTACTATTTAATTTTTTATTAATTTTATTACTTAAATTAACTGCTTGTGTTTCAGTTAAAGTATTAAATTTAACGTGCATTTGTAATCTACCCTTTCTTAATAAAGCGTGGTCAATATCTTCAGTTGTGTTTAAAGTACAAATTATCTTTAAATTTAACATATCAGACAATATACCATCAGTTAAGTTAAGTAAAGAACTAGTTAAATCTAAAGATTTACTAACTTTTCTACTAGTTAATAATGTTTCACTATCTTCTAATATTAATACAGCATTCTTTAGATTTTTCATAGCAAATGTAATAAAACTTGGGTCACAAATTTTATGTAGTATACTATTAGGAATAATATAAAATTCTAAATCAGTATTTTCTTGACTTAGATATTTAATTAGAGTTGTTTTACCTGTTCCAGGGTCACCTGAAAATAAATATAAACCAGCATCTGAATTAATTTTTTCTTTTAACTTATCTAGATTACAGTTTAAATTATAACTATTTTCTAAATCTATTTCTAAATTATTTTTTAATTCAGCACTTGTAGAATCAAATCCTCCATTAATAGTCGCTAAAATATAATAAAATTTAGGTTTTTTTATCTTATCATAAAATTTATCAACTTGAAAATTATCTTTTAATAATTCTATAGTTTTTGTATTACTAGATTCGTTGTAATAAATTAAAAATGTTACTTTTGTGTGTAAATAATCACTATGTGTATCAGTTCTAAGAGCAAAAGATATTCTATCTTTAAGATTCACATATATATTATCTGATATTTGTTTAAATCCTAATTCTTTTAAAATAGGATTTTTAGCAAAATATTCAATAATAAATTTATAAGGAGATGAATTAGAATCATTCCAGTGAATCTTATATGCTTCTTTACCTAATATTTTATAAGTATACATTACAAAATGCATAAAAATAAGAGTAGTATCTTTAAAACAATCTATATGTACTTTAGCTATTGATAGATTGTCATCTCTATCTAAATGATTATTATTTATTATTACTAGTTCTGGTGTAGTAACTTCTGGCATTTTTGTGAATTTTTTAATATTTTTTAAATAACTAGATTATCCTACTAGTATTGAGTATGTTTTCTCAGGAGGTTGCGCTAACCTTTTGTTACGTATTTGTTAATAGAGGCTTTACAAAGCACAATATCTTACAAACATATAAATTATTTTAAATTAAAAGAAATATAGGGAATATTTCTACTCCCTATATTTAGTTACTATTAAGCTGTTGCTGATTCAGTAAGTTTCTGTAATTTTGCTACAGATTCTGCTGCTTGAGCCGCTGTTACAACTGTTTCACCAGTTTTAACTGTTCTTACATCAATATCACCAAAAGCATTAATACCTTCATCTTTACTACCTTTATGATTAGTATAATCATTAACATAGAAACCTTGAGAATATTGTGCTGGTGCTATAGCATTACCATCTTTATCTCTAATTAACAATCTTTCAGCAAATGCCTCAACAGTTTGTTGATTATTAGCAATTGCATATTTTTGTTCATCAGTTAATACATCAAGTACATTATTAGCATACTTTTTACAAATACGAGCATTTGTTTTAGTATTTAAAAGTTGTTGTACTTGTTCAGGTGTAGTACCTTCTGGAACTGCAATCCATCCTACTCTTTTAGAAGTATAAGATTCACCTGCTGGTAAATTAAATGCTTCAACATTAAATAAACTATCTTGCATACTATTATCTACCCTTTTAGAAGGATAACTAGTTTCTACAGTTTGTCTGATTTGAGCTTGAAATAAGCCTGCTTTATAAGGATTAGCTGCAATTGAATCTACTGTTAGTCCTGAAAATGTTTTTGTAATCCCGTTTACGGTTTGTTTCTTCATAATTTGGTTTTAATTTAATTTTTATTTATTTGCTTGTTTAATAAGAATTAGTTATTCTATTGTAATCTACATTTAGTGTCTATCCATTATTATTGTTGTAGTGCAATTTTAACTGCTTCTTTATATTTCTTATTGAATTTAGGAAATACAGTTGCTAAAAACATATCAGCAAACTGATTTCTATTGTTTTGCTCTGTTTTAAGAGCTTTAATCCACTCAGAGGTTGTATGACCTTGATGCTTTAAATTTAAGTTATTTAAAGACTTTAATTTAGCTAATATACTATTAATATGTTTAGAGTCTAAATATTGAATAGGCGTACCATTCCACATCCAATTAGCTGATGAGTCATATCTTCTTTTTAAATTCTTAATAATACTATCAGCTTTCGTCTGAGTTATCTTCGGGGTTGTAACTGAGTTTACTGTTTCTGTCTTCATGGTTTATGTATTTTTCTATATTAACACTACTGTATTGTTTACTTAATTTGTTAATTTCTTCTTGTTTATAAGATTTTGTATCTTGTATAGGTATTGTACCAGTTGTTATACCTATAGGTAAATAGAGAACACCATCAACGACAGTGCCCTCTTCTTTCAATTGTTGCCAAGTGTTACACCTCTTAGTTTTAGGTGTATCGATATCTAATGGCTTTTTCATTAAGCAGCTTGTTTATCTTGCTTCTTAACTTTCTTTAATAACTCTCTATCTTTAGCTGTTAACTTCTCTCTAACAATCTTTCTAAGGATAGGAGGTCTTAGATCCTCAGCTACCATTTGAAAGTCATTAGAACAATTAATAACATCTTTAGCTAGATTGTTATCTTTTTCTTGTCTTAATATGTTTTTAGGCATATCACTATTTCTAGAAGCTATATCATTAACTTTAGAAAGATTTTTATTTTTTAATCTCATATTATAGGTTGTAATAAATTGTTAATAATTCTATTTCTTTTGTATACATTTGTCACTCCATTGTTGTTCTAAATCTAAAAAGTGTTTATACATAATATAAGCTTTTTCCTTAGTAGCATATTTTAATATTCTAGTTTGCCCTTTATGTAAATATAAAGAAACTTCAGTATTATCCACATTATAAGATTTAACGTCAAATAAATTTATAATGTTATTACTTAAATCTTCACCTTCTATTTTATGTAATTTTTTATATAATGATGGCTCATTATCAGCAGTTGTGTTATTTCCTATATCACTAAGAGCTTCTGAAGTTGGTATTCCCTCCTTCCAATCTATAACACCTACTATTAATATTATGGTTAAGAAAATTAATCCAAATACTATACACATTATTTCTTATTTTTACAAGCATTAATAGCATTTGTTTTTTCTTTATCTCCAAACCAATCTCTCCAATCCTTAGAATGATTTAAACCATGTTGAAAAAAGTTTTTATTTTTATTTTTCTTTAATAATTTTGATTTACCTGCCATCTTCAATAATATTATGAGTTTGATATTTAATTCTTTTATTTTTATAAGTAATCTTATATGTATAAGATTTAACTTTATAAGTTTTAGATGTTTCTGTATAAGTTACTTCATACTCTTT